AAAGATGAAATGAGTAAAAAATAATTCTATTATATAAGTAATGGATGACATACTGAATTTTTTTGTTGAAACGGATAATCAAATTAAGAAATTTATAAAAGAAACTCAAACTGAAATTAAGAAGATTGAAACGAATGTATTAGACATTGGAAAAAAAGTTATAGACCCTTTTAGAAATTAATTGCTAAAAGCTAAACCACCCATTCCAGACATGATACGTAAGACATTATAGTTCGTTCCATATACATACAATGTTCCTACGACTGATGCTTTTAATAAAAGAGATGCTGTATCAATACGTGACATATTTAAAGTTCCTGAAGGCTGTTGGTCTTCTGGATTGAAACTGAAAGAATATATATTAATACCTTTTGTTGTTTTTGGAACATTTGTGTGATGCTGATATGGTTGCACAAATGAAAAATAACTACCCTTCCTTTCTAAAAATCGGCTATTGCCATTTAGTTGGAGGTGAGCTGTTTCTATTGGATTTTCTGATTTATAATCATTTTGAATATTATTTATTGTAAAATTATTCCAATTAATGAAATTGTTTTCTGTTTTTCCATCTGGTCTTAACACCCATACAAGTTCTTTAACAGGATGATTATAATTTATTTTGTGTCCTGTTATTACTGAAGTATTTGTAATATAATCTGTTCCTGTATGTTGCAACTGTTCTATTAAATATTCATGTGATATTTGAGCAAATTTTAAACGTTCAGCTGTGTCTAAAAATATATAATCTACCCACATCTCCGCTTGAAATTTCGTTTTTGACATAGTTTGGGAAGGTGATACTATACCAGAACCAATATCATAATTCCCGTTTAATAATATTTTTGTATCATAATTGTATATTGTATCACCTTCATTATTAGCAAGTATTGAGGTAAATGTTGAAAATTCTATATTTAATTTAACTTCATGATATTGTAAGGCAATTAATGGTAAAGCAAGCCCAATATTTCTACAAAACCAAAACTCTAAAGGCACATACAATGTTGTATCCTCGGTGATTAACATTGCTTGATTTTTCTCATTTCCACCCACTAATCGGTAATATCCTTCTTTTTTACCTTCAGGTAAAGATAATTCATTCCAAATATACATCCATTCTCCATAATGTTTATCTACTCTTTGACCTCCTATTTCCAATTCAATATTTTTTAACAATTTTAATCCATAGAAAGGTTGTAATAAGTATGTTGTATCTGTTACTGTAAAATGAAATCTTAACCAGATTCTATGGATTAAATCACCATTACGGGTTATTTGAACAGTAACTCGATTTCCAAAATTAACTGTACCATTTAAAGTTTGTTTTATTGATTCCACTGCGTAATTTGTATGCCTTCTATAGATGACTTTAAAAAATGTAATCTGAGGATTTCCTGTTAAATACACATCTTGAGCCCCATATGCTACTAATTGTAATATACCTCCACCCATTATTTAATTATTACTGCGATAACATTTATATGATGTAAAAAAATAAACAATTTTTGTTAATCTAGTTAGAATAAGCAAGACCACCCATACCAGATAGGATACGAAGAACATTGTAATTAACCGCGAACACCCACACGTTCCCAGCAACTCCTGGTGTAAGGTGAAGGATAGCAGTGTCAATGCGAGACATGTTAAGAGTTCCAGATGGTTGGTGCTCTTCGGGTTTAAGACCGAATGAATATACATTGATATTTTTGCCATTGGGAATATTCGTGTGATGTTGGTATGGTTGAACATGAGTGAAATAAAGCGCATCACGTTGGGCAAAACGATCGTTGCCATTTAGTTGAAGTTTTGCCTGTCCAGAATCAACAAAAGCGTTCCAGTTAGCGGCGGTAACTGTAGAAGGTTCATTAAACCAAACAAGTTCTTTCACAGGATGGTTGAAGTTAAGTTTGATTTGTTTTGCAGAAGTGGTGACAGACTCTGAACCAGTGAATTGAACTTGTTCAATTAGGTATTCGTGAGACATTTGAGCAAAACGACGGCGCTCATCAGTGTCTAAGAAGATGTAATCAACATAAAGTGACGCATCAACTTTGGCATCACCACCAGTAACACCACATAGAGCAGAAGTCTCAAATTGAACATTAACTTTGACTTCATGATATTGAAGAGCAATTAATGGAAGCGCAAGTCCTACGTTGCGACAGAACCAAAATTCAAGAGGGATGTATAATTTAGTGTCTGCTACAGCAGTTCCATCACTACCAACCATCTTGTCATATCCAGATTTTTTGCCATGTGGTAGGCAAAGTTCGTTCCATACATGCATCCATTGTGAGTATTGACGATCAATTAATTGACCTCCGATTTCGAGTTCAACCTGTTTGATAAGACGTTGTCCAATATATGGACTTGCACCTGTAAGAGTTCCTGATATAGTAGCTTCAATATACATCTTGTGAATTAAATCGCCATTGCGAGAGATTTGAGCAGTTACACGTTTGCCGAAATCAACAGTTCCATTGAAAGTTTGTTGGATAGCTTCCATAGAGAAGTTAGTATGACGGCGATATACTACCTTAAAGAATGTAATCTGTGGATTGCCCGTAAGATATACATCTTGGGCGCCATAAGCAACTAATTGAAGAAGACCTCCTCCCATTTTCTTTTTATATTAAGATAAGAAAAAAAAATTGCGAAATTAATTGCTATATGCTAAACCACCCATTCCGGATAGTATGCGAAGAACATTATAGTTTGTGGCATAAACGGTTGCGTTTCCATGCTGTTTTGATTTTATTGATAGCACTGCAGTATCAATACGCGACATGTTAAGTGTTCCAGATGGTTGATGCTCTTCTGGTTTAAGACCAAATGAATAAACATTGATGCCTTTATTACTTGGAACGTTTGTATGATGTTGATATGGTTGAACAAGAGAGAAATAGTCACCATCACGCACTGAGAAGCGGTCATTGCCATTAAGTTGAAGGAGAGCACTGCTTACCATGTTATCACCCTTAGGAGTAATACCATATACATTTTGCGTTAATAACACATTACTGGTATCAATAGTCATATTTTCTGGATCATTTACATTATAAGACTCTTCTGTAGTGAAGTTATACCATTGATGATCTAAATATATGTCTTCTGTTTTTTGAACATACCAAATGAGTTCTTTTACAGGATGATTGAAGTTAAGTTTTAGTTTTTCGGTACTCATTGGATTAGAAATTTGTTCAGTTCCTGTAAATTGAACTTGTTCGATTAGATATTCGTGCGACATTTGAGCAAAACGTCGGCGCTCATCAGTATCAAGGAATATGTAATCTACCCATAATGACGCATTGAATGATGGATTTGTTTCACAATTACCATTTCTAGTATATGCTTTACCTTTGTATGTACATTTACTAAGAGGAGCAAATTTAATATTTACTTTTACTTCGTGATATTGTAAAGCTATTAGTGGAAGAGCAAGACCTACGTTGCGACAGAACCAAAATTCTAAAGGAACATATAATCTTGGTTTAGATTGTGAGAAAGAAGTCATATCACTATCAGCACCAACCATGATGTCCCATCCTGTACGTTTTCCAGAAGAGAGTGATAATTCATTCCATATGTACATCCAATCAGAGTATTGTTTATCAATTTGTTGTCCACCTATCTCAAGTGTAACAGATTCAAGAAGACGAAGACCAACATAATTTACATACCTATCATAATCCTCTCCTAATAAATCGTAGCTATCAATATTATTACCATTTATAATATCCATATCAACTTCAAGATACATTTTGTGAACTAAATCTCCATTTCTGGATATTTGAGCTGTTACAGTTTTATCAAAACCAACATTTCCGTTGAAAGTTTGTTGAATAGATTCCATTGAAAAGTTAGTATGACGACGATATACTACCTTGAAAAAAGTAATTTGTGGATTTCCTGTAAGGTAAACATCTTGGGCTCCATAAGCAACTAATTGAAGAAGACCTCCTCCCATATTTATATTTATTAAAGAAAATAAATATAAGAAACAACACTATTCTATTTATAGTAAAATGATGTTTAAAGAAAAATCATCAAAAAAAAGGATACATGTTGTAGATAATAAGAAAGAGATATCAACTCTGGATGCTTTACATAGCAAAGCTATCGAGAATTTTAATACAATAGATGAAGATATTAGAAAAACTGAATCAAATTTACATATTATTAACCAACAATATGAAAGTAACTTACAAGAAATCAGTATATCAAATGATGTAAGTAATATTAATCAAATATGTATTAGTAATATTTCATTAAAAAATCAAATCATTCAATTAAAATCAACTTTAGAGAAATTGAATGATAATGATGAAATTGACTATTACGAGAAAACGGGTGCTATAATGTTTGATTACTATAACATGATTGAAGAGCAATCATCTCATTCTACAAAGAAGAGTAATATTAATTTAAAAAAAAACAAAATTTTAAAGGATTTATTTTGCGGAACAGAGGTTGAAGAAGAAAAAGTTGAGCAACCATCTATTGATAAAACAACTTTGATAAATGAATATTTATCTCTTACAAATAATCAATACACATTTCATAGCGATGGTGTTGTTGTTGATGATGTCTGCGAAATTTGTGGAGAAGAAATCATACCATTATTAACAGATGCTTTAATAATTTGCAATAATTGTGGAAATCAAGAAGTACTATTGATTGAACAAAATAGACCATTACTTAAACATAAAAGCAAGGAAAATCAACATTTTAGTTATAAACGAATAAACCATTTTAGAGAATGGTGCAATCAAGTTCAAGGTAAAGAGAGCACTGATATACCAGATGAAGTTTTTGAGAAAATTCTTAATGAACTCAAAAAGGAAAAAATAACAGATACAAAAACCCTTACTTATAAAACAATGAGATGTATTTTGAAAAAACTAAAAATAAATAAATATTATGAACACATTAATTATATAATCAATAGAATAAATGGTGTTCCTACTCCACAATTCTCAACAGAATTAGAAGAGAAACTTTGTCAAATGTTTAAAGATATTCAAGGTCCATTTTTGAAGTATTGTCCTAAAGAACGCAAAAACTTTTTATCATATAGTTATGTTTTATACAAATTCTGTGAAATCCTTGGACATTACGAGTATTTGAAGTTTTTTCCTTTACTCAAGAGCAGAAGTAAAGTTGCTAATCAAGATTGGATTTGGAAACAAATTTGTAAAGATCTTGGGTATCCTGTTATATCGAGTTTATAACATTGGGAAACCAACCATTCGGAAACCGCTTCCCATTCCAATCCCTTGTCTTGCTCCATCTGAAAGTGCTGGAGCAAGTAAGTCAAGTATGGCAAGAACACACGCTGCTGTTAGCGCGATCGCGAACACTTCAGTTAGAGATAGCTTGTTTTTTCCGGGTAATATTAATGCTACTAAACCCACTGCAGCACCTTCAAATAGTAGTTTTACCACCCGTATACTTAGTTCATTATAGTCAATCTTGTATTCCATTTTATATATTAAAAAGAAAAATATTTTTATTCAGGATATAAAGAAATAATTTTA